GATCGCGGCTTCTAGTGTTATGAGCTATAAAAACAAGTATGGGCATTATCCCGAAGATATCACTAAGGATACTGACATGCCTGACATTGATATTGATTGCATACCAGAATCTAGAGATCCTTTGAAGGAATACGCGATTCAACGCTATGGGAGCCACGTTGATGATGTCTATGGCAGTGTTTGCTCTGTGGGGACTTGGCAGACTTACAAATTAAGAAGCGCGATTTTAGATGTGTCTTCCGCTCTGGGGGTAATGACACGATACGAGGCAGAGCGTTTCACTACTGTGATGCCCGATGAAGTCGATGATCTAAGAGAAGGCGGATTTTCTGTTTGCAAAAGCCGGATTATAATCGAAGGGGCTGAACAAGACTGTGGTAAGGTACATGATGCGAAAATATGTCCATCTTGTAATCAGACAGATACTGAAGCTCCAACCATAGGTAAGCTTTTAGCAGAAGTGAAAGAACTTGCTGAGCTCTATCGCATCCATCCTAATGTGGTCGATTACGCAAAACAGCTGGTTGGACGGATTAGAAATCAAGGCATGCATGCCGGTGCACTTATTATTACAGATAGGCCGTTGTTCGGCAATGTTCCACTTGCTAAAAGCGGTAAGAAGGGGTTTTGGGTTAGTATGTGGACTGAGGGGCGAACGACTCAGTTGAGTAAATTTGGTTATGTGAAGTGGGATTTGCTTGGGTTGAAGACTGTAAAATATCTGTTCGAGGCTTGTAAATTCATCGAGGAAAATCGTGGTATTTCTTTTGGTGATAATTTAGAGGGTATGGATTATAATGATCCTGAGCAGCGTGTGATTGGCTATTATTTTGATCAGAGTGGTGAGAAGCATTTCATGAGTATGGACGATCCTGCGGCTTTGAAGCTGGCTAACGATAAGAAGACTGACGGTATTTTCCAATTCGATACTGACAATGCAAAGGGAATTTTAGAACATGGTGTGAAATCTTTTGAGGATTTAATGCTATTGAACGCAATGGGTCACCCGGGACCTATGCAGTCTATTCCGGAAGCGATGGCCAATCGTGATGATAGTTTAATGAAGTGGAAAGAGAAATTACATCCTGATTTTCTAGCTGTTCTTGAGTCCACTTATGGCGTGATTGTTTACCAGGAGCAGTTGCAAGCTTTATGGCAGAGATTGGCCGATTTTACCAGTCCAGAATCTCAGGACGCTCGTAAGGCTGTAGCTAAGAAATGGACACATAAATTGAAACCAATTAAGAATAAGTGGCTTGAGGGGGCTGGCAAGTCGATTGGTGAAGAAGCTGCTGCGTACTGGTGGGAAAAGATGGAGACGTTCGGTAGGTATGCATTTAATAAGTCGCACAGCGTGAGTTACTGTCTGCTGACTATGAGGTGTTTGTGGCTTAAGGCACACTTCGCTCCGGAATTCTGGGCAGCGATTATGAGTGACTGCCATGCAAAGAAGTTACCAAGATATATGGGTATGGCTAGGTCTGAGGAGTGGAAACCTTCTGAGATTACGTATAGTGGAAAGTATAAACCAGAGACTCCAGCCGAGGGTGTTCATTTCGGCACAATTGACATTAATAACTTGCAACGTGGTTTTAAGGTATCTGGTGACAGTATTAATCAGGGTATGATTGGCATAAAAGGCATTGGTGATTCAGCCGCTTTGGTTTTTGCTGGAAAAGGTGATTATAAGTCCCTTGATGATTTTGTTGGTGGTGAGGATTCTGGCCGGAGGAGTAAGCCTGTTTTGGAAAGGTTTATCAAGTTAAATGCTTTCCAAAAGCTACCTGGTCATGGGAACAGCCGTGCTTTATGGATATATTATCAGTATTTTTACTGCTCTGTGAATAAGGACATAAGAGAGATGAAGGTGCAGCTTCACAAGGACATTATGGCCCTGGAAGGATGGGATGAGAAGACGATCGCTAAGGAGCGTGAGCGCCAAGAACAAGAGTACCGCCGTGCCTATCCTAAACGCAATAAAATTCCTACAGCGATAACGAAATGGATGCCTAAGATCGACATCACTTTAGAGAATATAAATAAAGTCATATTAGACGATTTTACTTTAGAAGAGAGGTTAGCTTTTCAGCAGGATTACATTGGGTACTACCTCGATTCTCCGCTTGGTTCTTATAAGATAATTGGTGATGGAACCATAGCTGCTTCTAAGGATCGCGCTTTTAGGGACGAAGGAAATAATTTCTTGCATCTGGTGACTAGTAAATTTACGAGAGACATGACTAAGACAGGTAAGCCTTATGGCAAGATTTATGGTACTGATGGGTTAACTGAGTGTATGGTGTTTGTGTGGGAGAAGGAATTGATGATGCAAGATGAAGCGTGTTTCGAGCCCGGCATCGGTATTCACATCCCTGTTGATTTTGATGCTCGTGGCATGTTTTGTGTAAGTAGACGTCAGAAGATATCAAAACTTAAGAGAAAATATGATGCAAACACAAGACCAAACAGGAATCATATGTGATTTGTGCAAATCGACAAATAAGGAAGACTTTGATTATTATAGTGTGAATTGTATGAAGGTGAAGCAATATGGTGGTCGGAGGCCACCTATAACAGATATTCTACAGCAAAAGCCGGAAAAATCTTTGGATTTTTGTACTGTATGTTATGAAAGTATCTCAGACGAAGTCGTTAGTGTTTATACTTCTAGCATGAACAACAAGACTGGTATCGTAAAGCACTTTTGTGGTTTAACTGGTATAGATCTTGTGTCTTCTGATGTTTTTTATTATGCTGTTTTTGGCAAAGTAACTGTCAATATGTCTAAGCAGTTATTTGCCTGCTTAAAATGCGGGAAAAATGGTATTTCTAAGAATGTATGCTCCTGTGGTGGGGTCGATTTTAGGAAGAATGCTTCAGTAGAAACATCCTCCAGGGACCTTGAAATTTGTATTTGTAAAGATAGATATAGTTACTGGGTTTCTAAACAAAACGTGCCTGTTGAATCATCCTGGTCTAGTTCATCGTGAGTTATAATCCGTACGATTTGGTCGAAGTCGATATCTATGGTGTGAAGGTCTATGCTCGACCTTTTGAGTTTAGTGGTAATATAGTTGATCATCGAAAGTCTCTGGATGCGTTTGGTGATCTTGTGAGGCCGATTAAGGTTTTACTGACTTGTCCTGCGTGTGGGGCTGGTATAGTGTATGAATTGTCTGGTGAGTGTGTCTGTGAACAATGTGAGAGTTTGAGACCTAAACCAGTATTCCCTTTTATAGATCCTATTAAAGCCAATATTATTAACTTGTTTGATCTTATAGATCATGCTTTTAATCCTAATGTTGGCTTTAATAAGCCGGTTGATATTGATAGGAGGAAGGCTGTGTTTGGTGGTGACTTCATAGATTATGGTTCTGGTAAAAAGCTTCCTAAGAGTGACCTTGGTATCAATTTCGATGAGGATTTGGTGGAAGAATGAAATACATATTAGGATCTGGTGTTGTTGCGATGCTGGCGAGAGATATTTTAGGGCCAGATTGGACAATTATTCCGTTTTATAAGAGTAGGTTTTTCTCATTTAATCCAAGTCTCGATGACAATTTTATGGTGGTAAACAAAGAGGTAGATTGCTTTATATCTGATAAATTCGGTAAAGTCCAGAAGTTTCAGTATAACAGGGCATATTCCATCAGAGGATTGTTGTACCAGAAACATGATGACGGGATATGTATGGATTGGGCTAGTAATTTGTTCGGAGTTAATACGCCTTCTCATATAAGTGCTTATATGAAACACAATATGGAACTAGAGGTCTACGATTTAAGAGTAAATGAGCTTTATGCAAAGTATCTAGAGACCACTGATATTTCAAAAGGCGCTGAGCTAGGGAGACTTACTGCTATCAAGGATAAGACTTTAGTCTTTGAAGGAGGCAAGAAGGTCGACTATGAGAAGATTGTTAGCACTATCCCATTGAATGTTCTTTTTGATCTTTGTGGTGTTTCTCATGGTCTTAAGGCTAAGCCTGTTCATTTTATGCATGTCTATACTGAGCACCTTGATTTTGAGGGTAGTAATCAGGTGATGGTGGTCGACAAGATGTTTTCATTTTTTAAGGTTTCTAATATTGCGAAAAATAGGTATTTGTTTTACTTTAATGAGGAAATTCCTTACCCAGGTCAGTATTTTATGTCTTTTTTAAAGGACTTTGACATTTTGGATGGTACGAGCATTAAGGATTATGTTGTGTTGGGTGAAATGCCTCTTCTCGATATTGTGGAGAATTTAGGCATTCATTGCGTTGGAAGTTATGCTCAGTGGGATCACTGTATGGATATCAGTAGCTGCGTTTTGAGGCTAATTAAATATGCTCAGAGGGGGTTTGTCGAGAAAAAGCCTATTTAGAGAAGCGATAATATACTGTTCCTGCTCTTGTGACTTTTTCTAATTCAAATTCGGGGTCTTGCTCTTTCAGGTATGTTCGTAATTTTGGTGTCAATGTGCTTAGGTTTACTGATTCGTCGTTTAGTATTGTTTTTACGTCTTTTGATGATACGCCTGTTGTGTTGGCATTTTTAATTGCTTCATATAGGGCAATTATGTTCTGTTGTAGCTTAGTGGTTTTTTCTTCTTTTTGCTTGGTTTTTTCTATTTTGACGCTTTGTACTGCTTTGGCTATGTTAAGTGCTTTATCTAATTCGGATCTTGATTCTGTTGTCAGATCAGTTAGATCTGTACTTATAATATCATCAATATTGATGCCTAGGTTGACGGGTATAACGATGAATCGCGTTTTCATGATGAGGATCTTCTATGAGCACTTGTGTTTACTGTGGCGTTTCTGAAAATTTAAATACTACGCTTCAAATCACATTAGATGGTGGTGAGAGGACAACCGTCGTTATATGTGACGAGCATGCGGAAGATGCGACTATCAAGAGTGCTCGTATCGCATTTACCAATAGACAAAAGCAGATCGATGAGTTTCTGGCTCAAGCTAAGTTATTGGGGTTGAATATCTCAGTGAATCCTGGCAATAATTTGTCGGTAGTTCATGCTCCAGCAGCACCGGTGGTTCAGCAACCTCCACCGCAATATAATGCTCCTCTGAATCAGGCTTTTGTGCCTATGGAAGGGGATGATATTGTTACCACTGATTTCATTGATAATAAGATGATGCAATCTGTTGGCGGTGGTGGGGTTGAATCTTTTACTAGCTTTCAGGCTAGCTCTTCTAAGGATAAACTTGACCCTAATCTTCTTAGGGGTCAGGCTAAGATCACGATGATGGAGGGCCGAGAGGGCGTTCCGATTGCGATTCCGGAGAGGAGGGTAGATGGCACCGGCACTACGAGAATTAAAATCTCGAAGCGTGAAAACGATCAGCATTTGCAGAATAGGTTTAAGCGTATGGCTGAGGATTCTATTAGCGGTAAGAGTCCAGATTTTAAATCTGGTTACAAGGATTCTATGAAATCATGTCCTCTCTGCCATGAAGCTGGCAGTATTAGGAACATGAATCAGGATATTGTTTGTCCGAAGTGTCAGGGTTCAGGTATAATTTCTGTTTACTGAACAGACATTTCTTCTGGCCCGATGCTTATATTGAAGAATTTTCTGTGCCGTTTAGATGTAGGAATCCCTTTTTTGCCGGTCGTGTTGGATGTGGCTCTTGAGTCGGAATCAAAGCCACGTTCGGCATCGTATAATGGTATACTGTTAACGGCTGGTCTTTGGAAAAGGCCGGTATCTTGCGATAATTCGCGCAATTTTTGGTTCAGGAGGTTTTCATATATCTGCCTGATTTTCATGCGTCTGGGGTTCGACCCGGTTTGAAGTCTTCTTTGTCCCAGTCCACATTGGCTTCGTTATATCCATCTTTATCATGGATTTTGAAATCTAATGGTTGTTCTGGTCTTGATACTTTTTCGATTTCGTCCATGTGTGGGTTAAAGCCGTAGTCTTTTTCAGCCCAGTTTTTTTGCTCTTTCCTCAGCTCTTTGATGATGCTGGTGATGGCTGCTACTGCTTTGGCTCGTTCTTCTGCTGGCACGGCTTGTGCAACCAATTCTTTTTCCATTGCAGTTGGAAATGTGGGGTCATCTAGGTATTTGTAACTGTGTACTTTGTGGAATGCCTGATTCACGCTATCGGCATGGATGAATTCTGCTGCTTTAAGTGCGAACATATCATCTATTTGGTTATGTAAGTATTCGTATCCGCGTTCTTCATTATGCGGTTCGAGATCTTTTTTGTCATGGAAGGCGAGACCTACTTGCGCGTCCAGATCAAACATGCTGTTGATAGCTTCAACAAGCATTTTCTCATTCTTTGTCAGTTTACTGCTCATCGGCATTGAACCCTCCATCTAAAGATAAATTTGCCATGGCACAAGAGTCACTAGAACGTATAGGAAGACTTGATAGAGTCAGGTTACTTACTATTAAGAACCTATCTTATATTTCATCCCCTATAGACAAGCCCACAACAGATGGTGATTGGCTAGTAGCTGGAATCGTAGAAAATGATCTTGTATTAACCAAAGGTCCCATAACAATACGATTGCCAGCAAAAGATGTGTTAAAGGTCTTGGACTATGACAAAACGATGTCACAAATATATTCAATGCTAGGAAACCTAAGAGATGGCCAAGGAAAAGAAGACGATAATAAAGAGCACAAATCTAAATGATTTGTTGCAGTCAATTGAAAAAGATTTTGGAAGTGGTTCTATCGCACAGGGAAATGGATCAATAGTCAACGTACAAGTGTTCTCAACGCAAGTAGCATCGATAGATTATGCGTTAGGATGTGGTGGATTACCACTAGGTAGAATAATAGAGATATACGGCCCAGAGTCAGGTGGTAAAACCACCACATGTCTACAAATAACGAAAGCCTGCCAAAACCATTATTTTAAAGACAAAAAAAGAAACGGAGTTGTGGCCTTCATTGATGCCGAGCACGCCCTTGATATCCAATGGGCCAAAAAGATAGGCGTCAACACCGATAACCTTATAATATCGCAGCCAGATAGTGGGGAAGAAGGGTTCCAGATCATAGAACGAATCGTTGATTCTGGGCTTGTGGATCTAGTGGTTGTCGATTCTGTCGCTGCTTTAGTACCGAGGTCTATTCTTGAGGGTGATATAAGCGACGCAAATATGGGAGCCTTAGCTCAACTGATGGGCAAAGGTCTCGGAAAGATCAGAGGCAAGTGCAATAATACCAAAACTACTATTATCTTCATAAATCAGCTGCGTGAAAAAGTCGGTCAAATGTTTGGTAATCCTGAGCATACACCTGGTGGTCGTGCTCTTAAATTCTATGCTTCAATTCGCATGGAAATCAAAAAGATCGCACCTATTAAGGAAAAAGACGATATTATCGCATTTAGGACGAGATCAAAGGTCGTAAAGAACAAAGTAGCTGCACCATTTCTGGAGGCTGAATATGATATATGCGTAGGAAAAGATGTGAGACCTATATTTGGTATCGACGAAGTAGCTAGCCTGATTGAAATATCAGAGAAGGTAGCAAAAGTCTTTACTAAACGTGGAAGCAACTACTATTTTGGGGAAACCCACGTTGGTAATGGTATCAATAATACTATTCAAAATGTCCGTTCTAATGAGACTATTATGAATGAGATTAAAGACCGAACGTATAAAGCGATGTTTGGCGATATACAGAAACGTCAGAACTTCGCTATTAATGTCGAAGAAACATTAGATGAAGATGGCTTAGATGATGGAATCCTTGATGGAGGTTCAGAATGACAGGCCCAATATACAATCCCGGTGACGTCGTTTACCTTCGGGAATCTGCTGCTCTTGGTTTCCTTGAGCCAGTAAAAGTATCGTCTATGTCGTTTATCAATAATGTTTGGGTTTATACGATTCAGGCGTCTGCTAGTCAGCCATTGGCTCCATCACTTTATGGCGACAGGACATCTCTCATTAATGGTGCTGTGTTGTATTTCACAGAAGATGAGATGATAGATCAATGCACGGCGTTGACTCTCGCTGAGATGAGAGCACAAGCGGTTCTACTTGCTATACAGACCAAGAAGCAGAAATATTGCACATGAGCACGCTGGAAATACTGAGCAATCTAGATCAAGAAGATAACGCTAGCAAGCCGTTTGGTCCATATCAAGAAGAAGCAATAATAGCGTTATCACTAGATCACCCCGAATTCATTACCGGGGTGATAAGATTTCTAAAACCCGATATGTTTAAGAGAATGGAGTGTCGTTATGTCATTGCCACGATCTTAAACTTATATGAGAAATATAATGTTGTCCCTACCAGAGCTATACTAAAAGATGTCATTGAATCTACTTTGACGTCTAGCGATCCTTTTGATATTATTTTGCCGATCATAGAAAAGAAAAGCAATCCGCGAGATATACCTTTAATTAAGGACACACTCCTTAAATGGGCAAAGGTGAGAGCATTCGGCATGCTTTACAGCGAGGAAGCGATTGAAGCCTATAATAGTGAGAACTTTGAATATATCGAGAAAATCGTTAACGAAGCCAACAGGATTGCTGATGTCGGCGACAAGGGATTCTGGTTCTTAGAGAATTTCGAATTACTATTCGAGCCTGATGCGATCGAGCACAGGACCACTGGGTTCCAAAGGTTAGATCATATTTTGAACAATGGTGGTCCTTCGCCTAAAGAAGTCGTGTGCTGGTTGGCTCCGACAAACGTCGGAAAATCTGTGTTTCTAGTCAACAATGCAATCAGTTCCTTAAGAGGCCACACATCCAACGGCAAAACTGGTCAGGATGTTCTCTTCATTACTTTCGAAATGGATGTTTTAAAGACTGCGCTGCGAGCTGTGGGAACGCTTACTGGTGTTAGATTGGATGACATCCACCATCACCAAGAACTTGTTCGAAGAGTGATGACCAGCACAAAACAGACTTATAACAAGAGGTTATTAATCCATGAGATGCCGCCTGATGAATGTAGTGTTGCACACGTATATGCTCTGATGGATAGCTTAAAACGTCAAGAGGGATGGAAGCCTGATGTAGTGATTCTTGACTATATGGATCTTATGATTAGTAGAAATGCTAACTATAACAAGGATGACTATTCTCAGCAAAAGCACGTCGCTAACGAGATTCGTGGTTTGGCTAAGAATGAGAATGTCCTGGTGTTCACTGCTACTCAGACTAATCGTAGTGGTGCTGGCAGTGACAGCATGATTGATGTTACTAAGGCGTCTGAGAGTTTTGCAAAGCAGTTCTCTCTTGACTATGTTGTCAGTTTAAATCAATCTGAGGCTGATAGGCAGGCGCAACCACCTCGAATTACCATGTATGTTGCTAAGAATAGAAATGGTCCTAAGCTCGTCTCGATTAATTGTGAGATTCAGTATGATTGCATGGTCGTTAGAGAAGTGTAATTAGGTTAGGAGGATACTATGATACCTAAGTCCGATAAGCTTGCTTCCGAATTTACTGTGGCTACTGTAAGTGGACCATCTGCGTATATTAATGCAGACATGCCTGCGGTGCATGGCGATGAGAGGGCTATCAAACAGTTATACCCTCTTAATGAGATGGTAGCGCTTTGGCAGGAAGCGGAAGCATCATCTATAATGTTGACTGACCGTGATAAGTATAAGAATGAAGGTGTGGTCGTTGGTGTTGGACCTAACGTGACACAGATTTCTGTTGGTGATGTGGTGTTATTCCCAGATAGGGCTAATATGCACATTATTAATACTGATGGTGGCTTTTATAAGGGTGAGCGTATCATTCTTATGTCAGAACGAAATTTCTTGATGAAGCTTAGATCTATCAAAATCGAACTGGTGTGAAATGCCGAATTATATCTATAAGTGTCTTCCGTGCTCACAGTCTTATATGAATCAAGTTGAATCTGGTGATCTTGAACCATCCGATGAAAACTATGAGTCATATGTTCTATTTGAGACATCGCATTCTATGAATCCGACTCAGAGAGATAGAGATGCGGCATGCGTATGCCCTCGATGCAATTCAACAGATGTCGAGAAGACACTATATGGTCATAATTTTACAACATACGTTCGTGGATATGGTTGGCTTGATAAGAACGGTGTGCATAGAGATATGCACACTTATACTTTGATGAATAATGATCCGTTCAAGGAGCACAGGCAGCCTGGAGAGGTCCACCAGATCAAAGAGACTTTGGCTAAAAAAGGCAAAGTAAACCCTCGCACACAGTATTTCGGCCCAAAAGTGACTCAGGCCGATGTAGCGCAGGCTGTGAATAAGAATACGACGAGCTGAACATGTTTTATAGAAAGAGGAAATATGAGGTACGATAGTGCGAAGAGCATATATAGCAGTTATCTTCAATAGAGATAAAAATAAGAAACTGCCGAGATTTATATCATTCCTCGTAGATGGCAAGACATATAAATTCGATCTGTACAGAGAAGGCTCAATAAAAACAATCAAGCAAATAAAGAAGGAAACACTCAAAGCAAGAGAGTGTTTCCTAAAATTAAATGATAAGAATTTCGAGATTGTTTGCCAAGATTTTAGAGATTTAATCACCATACTGGATTTACCGATTGATTATCGCGAATATAATGTTTTCGATTTTCATATGGCCAGGAAAGACAGTGATGATTGCGTAAGATCTGATGAGAGATATACTGAAGAGATATTCGAAGAAATGGCTAAGCATAAAATTAATGTTTACCAGAAATATCTGGCCAATTCTTCGATAGTATACGCAGACCTAGAAAATAGCGGGCTGCTGTATAACTACACTCATGTTTCTCCCATTTGGAGTCAGAGGACGCATACTGGCAGGAGTAAGAGCCTTGAGTTTAATATCCAGGGTCTCTCTACTAAGGATCATGTGACTACTATATATGGCTCGGAGAATGATGTTTTAATTCATTTCGATTGGATTTGTGCTGATATTAGGGTGGCTTCTATGTTGTCTAATGACAAAGCTTTAATATCTGCCTTCGTCGATTCTGACCCATACACTAAGCTTGCATCTATTCTAAATGATGCTAGTAGGCAGAAAGAATTGGATCAGACGTTCTCTCGGGATGAATGTAAGCTAATACTTTTGCGATGCATCAATTCTTTGGATTACAATAGCATTGTTTTCGATAAGGCTTTTCCTGATCTTGGTGATTGGATCATGCGTCTTTCTGCCAGGGATTCTATGAGCACTGTTCTTGGACGAAAATTTATTGTCACAGATGAGAAGAATCGGTTGTCGTCTTTTAATGGTGTCATGCAGGGGTCTGTGGCTCACGCGATGCATATAGCAATTAGGAAAATATGGGAGAAGATGGGCTCAAGGATCGTATGTGATATCCATGACTCGATTGTGGTGGCTTCTCCCCCAGATAAGGCTGAAGTGAATAGTACCATCAGGCAGGTCTGCGATATCATGTTAAGACCGTTTGATGGGGTGCTGGAGGAGGAATATATTTTCCCAGTGAAGGTCTCAATCGGTAAGAAATGGCGTGCCTATCGTCACTTTAAAGATTTTTATAGCGTATAATGTTATATCAATTAAGTGTGTATTTAAGACGTGGAGACAATAATGGCGAAGCAGAATAAATCAAAGCGTCCGATCTGGATCGAAGAGAATTTGCCAGCAGAATTGGCTAATTCTACTTTGTTTAAGTTCATGGTACAGCTTCAAGTAGTGGAGTCTAAAAGTGAAGAAACTGGTAAGTTGACATATAAGACTATTGAGGTCGATATGTTGCCAGATTTGGATCTTGATTACGATATGCTTGAAGACCAGATGATGAGGCTTCCTGCCCAATACGCCTATTGGGCTGCGATATACTCAGAATTGAAGCTTGCGGTTGCTGTTGCCGAGAGGAAGCTAAAGGCTAGAAAAGGGAGGGTTATAGAGAGGATCACTTCAGAGGCTTCCATCGCCAAGATCAGATTGACCGTTGAGCAGGTCAAAGCCATAGCTGAAGCAGACTCTGAAATAAGAGATGCGGAGTTAAAGTATGAGAAGGCGCAGATGACATGTGGTAAGATTTACCACACGATTGAGGCGCTCCGAATCAAAGCAGAATTAGCCCGCAGTCTAGCGGGCTTCAAAAGGCAAGAACAAGAACGAAGCTAATGCACTTTTCCCAAAGGGACCTACGCAATGTCATATGATCTGAACGCGATTAAGAAGAAGCTAAAAGAATTCGGCGGCAGCAAGTCTGACCCTGACGAATTCAGACCAGCAAAAGCAAAGCCAGGAGAAACCTTGAAATATAGGTTCTATATCCTGCCTGGCCTTCTGGAAGGTGATAAGCTCAAAGCTGGTATCGTAGAAAAATCGATGGACCTGTTCTTCGTGAACTACGGTCAACACTGGGTTCAGAACCATCCGCACGCTTGCCCTCGTGTTTATGATGGTTCGGAATGTGCTCTGTGTGATTTCGGTCTTAAACTACTCCGCGACAAGAGCCTAGGAGACGCTGAGCGTCAGAAGATTAGAACTGACTGGCTCCCCAACTCGAGCTATGTAGTTAATATCTTCTTCCCAAACGTTAAGGCGAATCCGGAAGAGCTTCGTGGGCGCATTATGTATTATAAGGCCCCTAAGACGCTGTTTGATATGTGGACTGCTTGCATCAACCGTGATGCTCCGGATGTGATTGATCCAGATGAAGAACTGGAACCGTACGGCGTATTCTTCGATGAGAACTCAGCATGGCTATTTGAATTACAAGTTCAAATGAACGGTAAAACGAATGGTTATAAGACCAGCAAGTTCAGTGTCGGTAATGACAAAAAGCCGGTCCCAATCGCTAAAAATGAAGATGGGACTCCCAATACTAAAATGATTACTCAGCTATTGTCCCAGAGAATTAATATTTGGGATAGACTTGAGCCTCCAGATCGCGAAAAGATCAAGAAGCTCAGCAACACTCTGATCTACGGGGATGACGCTGAGGAGAGCAAGCCTCAAATGGCTCATTCTTCTGGCTTTGATAGCGATGAAGAGGAAGATCAGCAAGTTAGGAAGCCAGCTAAAGCAGCTAAGCCTCCTATTGTAGAGGAAGATGAGGACGACACACCGGCTCCTCCTCCTAAGAGAGCAGCTAAGGTCGAAGAGACAAAGGCTAAGCCAAAGCCAGCTCCAATCATCGAAGAAGAAGACGATGATGACGATGAAGTGAAGTCACTCCTTGACCAATTGGATGACGACGATGATTGATCAGGTTCGACCAGCTTTGCTTGTCGATGTAAGAAATGCGCTCTATAGAGCAGTCTATGCCCATAGAGCAGAAGAAGCGAGGGGTGGACATCCAGTCCACCCCTTCGTTATTTTTATGCGTTTGCTTAATTTGTGGGTAAGGAATTATAGCCCATCTTCCATACACATGTTTTGGGATGCACCAAGGTCTGATGTATGGCGCAGAAAGATTCTTACGACTTATAAAGACAGGGAAAAGAATCCTTATGTTATGGACATATCTGATGATTTGAAAAAATTAACCGCTATATGTGAAGAGATGTTTAAAGTTATGGGGGTAAGACAATATCAGAGAAAGTATATGGAAGCTGATGATTTAATATATTCTGCTGTGTCTGTATTGCACCCAGCTAAAACCATTGTCATTTCGACAGATAGTGATATGATACAAATACCTTATAGATATTCTAGTAACATATTGTTCGAACCACGAAAGGAAAAAGAGGTCGCTGTTCCGGTCAGTAATCCTGTCTTGGTTAAGGCTTTGCAGGGTGATAAATCAGATAATATACCTGGGTATCGTGGTATTGGACCAAAGAAGGCAATTAAGCTCGCAGATGATTATAAGCTTTTGGCTGAATTTTTAGCTTTAAATGATAAGAGCGTTTATAACAGGAATCTTTTACTGATTGATTTGAGTATGTGTCCGAAGATTTTGAATAATACAATATATGTGAGGAGGAAGCTAGCTGAGCAAGTTACTTTTGATAGGCAGGTTATTTTGTCTTTAGCTCAGGATCAGAAGATCAATGGGTTTTTAAATGAGTTCAATGATTTGGTTTTCCCATTAAAGAATCTTGCATAAATATATTATGAGTTTTTCCAATCTGCATGAGGTACAGTATGGCTACATTATTGCATTATGTGACAGTTGCCCCATTCACTGTGGATGCTACTGGTGCTAGAATTGACAAGACTGATGCGACGACTTCGTTGAACGTTTTGAGATCTACCAGAATGGAACATCTAATCATCCCTGATAGTACTATTGCTAGCTCAGCGAATTACCCAAATTTGAAGACTTACTTGGGCCTAGAGGCTGCTGATGGGTATGTATTGTATCATCTAGATCAATCCATAGTCATTACATATAAGATCACATAATGGTAGACAAAGCAGAGCCAGATAGGTCTAAAATAGGGAAGTCTAATGTTCGTAAAGGTAAGACTTACGAACGCAGGGTGGCTTCCTTATTGGGCGATTTTACTGGTGTTCAGTTTAGACGGCGTAGGGTTGAGGGTAGAGATCTCAGTGTTGTAGAACGCGAGAGTACAGCTGATGTTATACCTGTTACTGGTGATATAAAGTTCAGTATCGAGGCTAAGTCTGGCAAGGGTTTTAGCTTTGATGCTATGCTTGGGAATCCATCAAAGAATTTGTTTTCTACTTGGTGGCATCAAGCTACGTATGACGCTGAGATTCTTACTAAAGTATTGAAACGCAAGATTCATCCGATGTTGTTTTTTAAATATTCAACAACACAGGATTGGATAGTTATACCTTCGGATAGTATAGATGGTGAATTGTCTATAAGGCTAAAGGGCATATTACCACAGCTTAGATATAAATATACTGTGAATCCAGTCAGGATGAATATTAGTCATACTAGTAAAAAGAAAAACTACATCGAAGTAGACTTAGAACTTCCTGACGTCAGCTTTATTAGATGGAAAGACTTTGCTGAGTTCGTAGAACCGGCATCATTATTCTTGGAGGTGTAACATGGCGTGTGGATGTAATGGAAATAAAGTCACTGCGCAGAAAATTAATAGACCGGAACAACCGCCGAAGCGTGTGATTGTCAAAGACTTGCGACAGCCTGTTCGAACGCAAGCTCTAGATACTAGACCTATCCATGGGTACAACATAACAGGCAAGAGATAATGTCATGTTGTGGAAAACCAGCCGGCAGAGGTCCTTCTCCTTCTAATCGGGAGAATAAGCCACAGCCGATTATTAGGACTCACAAAGAAGCTGTTCAAGACGACCTGCAAAGGTTATCCTATTGCAGCTTATGTGAGTCCGTAATGATGGTAATTATAATTTCCGGGCGAGAAAGACAACAGTGCACAAATCATAAATGTAGAAAAATAAAATGATACTGAATTTTCTAATATCCGCATTTGCTATAGAACGCGCTGTAGAACTTATAACCACATCTGTTATTTCTGATATGATCTTCAGAGATAGACTCAGATCATACTTGTATGCAGAAGACAGCCACGGTAAGAAGTTCATAAGCATATTTAAATTCATCGATAAAGTCACATCTTGTGGGTATTGCTGCAGTGTTTGGATATCAATGTTTTTCAGCTTTTTTGAGGAAGCTCGATATTTCGATAATATTGTATTGAATATTCTAGCCTTGCATGGCTTTAGTAATTTTTTCCATATAATTTACGAATTTTGTCGGAGAGGCAGAGTACATACATACGACGTGAACTTATCCTGCAAAATCAACATGGCAGATACCTATGACACAGCAAATTCAGAAACCGAAAATCAATTCTAAAAACGATATAGTCGGTTTATTAAAGAATTTTGCGCCAGATGATTTAAAGAAGAATCCAGAGAGTACTGTAAACGCTATGCTCGGGGATGTATCACTGTCTGTTGGGACTGAATCTAAGTCCCAGAGACAGATTATTCTAGCAGGCATGGAGCACATTAGGGATCTTTTAAAGACAGAGAGTATAGTTCCTGAGTCAACCAGAATCAATGGCAAAGTGATATCCCCCATTAGGCTTTCTGGTTTAGAGAACTTGAGATATTCAATCGATGATGATATAGAAAATGCTCTCGGAGCAACGCGTGTAGGGCTTGATATCGTTTGGAGGCTTCCATCTGGAAGATATGTTTATAATATCTTCGAGCATCAGCTGAAGAGAGAAGATAATGCCTAAGACAGAGCTTTCACTAGCAGTATACAAAAACATCTCAGAATACGTCCCAGCGTATGGTGATTTCGTGATTTGGACAGGATGGTTCGTGACTTGGTGCGGAGTTGTCTCTAATTATACCCCTGGGGAGCGAATGGGGGATAGTAACACTCTGATCGCTAAGTTACCTGAAGAGGAGAGAATATCAATAATTTTCTCGACAATGTCATTTTTGCTATTCACAATGACAGAACAAGAGCAGAAAAAAAACACGCGGATATTGAACTTGGATAAGATAAGGAATTCAGCCAATGGCGTCTTTGCGATCAGCCAACATGACTACGTCCATAACGTCACAATCTGGTATATTTAAAGTACCAAAAGTTCTGCCTTACCCAAAGTACTACGACCATACTGAGCTAAGAAGATTAGAGCACATATATTGCTATGTTCAAAAGCACCCTGGTAGTGTGGATCTGACTGTTTTGATATACCGCGACACCCAAAAGGACGACGTTTACACTGTTTTTTCAGATGCTTCTGGTAATTTGATAGAATTAGAATCTGACGCAACACCGCTTGGCAATACCAGTAGGAAATTCGTAAAGGACGAGCTAGTTAACTACGTTAGGCTTATGAATATCATAAAGATAGAACAAGCACAATACCACTTTAGTATCGTTGATGATAGTCTGACGTTAGTAGATGTTAGGACATCGTTAAATAAATGTGTGAGCCCAGGGCTTATAGAAGATGTCTTCGGTAAACTTGTGAATACTTTAAAGACAAAAAATACAGTGATACTAAACCCATCAGTCATTGACGCCATCATTCAGGGGCAAGGGTCTTATGAAGGGAATCTATTAATAAGACCAAGCAGGTTCAGACTGAATGACGACGACCCAATAAATTTTGCACCGTTGTACGTGGAGATTAGGAGATAGCATGCCAGAATATCAAAACCCGCACCATCATACAGTGCACATAACAGGACCAGAAGGACAAATCGTCAAGATCAAGAGCAGGCAGGTAGTAAATCTGCCTGCATATTATGAGATTTATAGGCAGAGAGGGTTTTTGGTTAATCTGAATAGCAATGAAACATTAAAGCCGTCCGCGCCAATTATAAGTCAGAAAGCTGAGACAGGAAATACTCCGGCCAAACCAGTTATAGCTCCAATTATAACTCAATTGGTGCAGCATCACAGGCAGCCGCAGCCGCAGCCGCAACCGCAACCGCAGCGGCGTACAATTATTGGCAGCAGGCAGAATACAAGACAGCCATTGAAGGAAAAAATATTAGTTAATAAGATAGTAGGTAAGCAGGTTTCGGAAGATGAAAGACTTAAAATCCAACGAACGGCTGTTGGCTTGATTAAAAACAGTAAGGGCTTATATCCTATCAGCAACAATATAGGAGTAGGTATATTATCATACAACCGAAAAGAATCGCTAGAACGTCTTATTAACAGCATAAACCAAAACACTAACCTAAATGCTACGACTGTTTTTGTGAGTGATGATTGTAGTACTGACCCTGAATTGATCATGTACTTAGATGAATTACGCGATCAATCAAACATTGTGGTCATCAAAAACAAAACTAGACTTGGAGTGGCTGGTAACTCAAACAGATTATTACGTGCTTTAAGCAGATTCAAATACGGCATTTTATTAAATGATGATATAGAAATTTTGAAGCCTGGTTGGGAATATTTTTATGCTGATGGTTTGAAAAAATCGATGATGCACCATCTCGTCTTTAGACAGGCCGGAATATATGGCGCAGATAAAGGCATGAGCACCGTTGTAAATGGAGTGCAGTTTAATGTAGTCAATGATAAGCCACACGGCGCACTGTTGGCTTTTACAAATGAATATATTCGTGCCGTTGGAGCATTCAATGAGGATTTTGGATACTATGGATTAGAACATATTGAATGGTCTTCAAGAGCTTTTGCCAATAAAATGCAGAAAGAAGGATACTATGATCTCCATGGCAGCGAATCATATATCAGACTGCACAAAGAAAATACTTCAATAGATGATAAGAATGAATGTCTAAAATCTGCACGTGACAGATATGATAGCCTGAAGAAATTAAAGCATGAATTTACTCAAGAATCATCTATTCCAAAGGTCACATTTATAATTCCTTTTAGAGAGCAGGAACGAACAGGCTCTCTCAACACAGTATTGAACAATATAAGGGCACAAAAGTACCCCGACATAGAGATAATATTGGTAGAAGAAGACCATATACAAAAAATTGATGTGTCACAGTATGAACCATTAAGATATTATAAGGTCAGTGTCGCAGAGGAACATTTTTTTAATAAAGCAAAAGCATTTAATCTTGGCGTCTCTAAAGCAACAAGCAATAAGATAATTTTACATGATGCTGATATGCTTGCTATAAATGGATACACATCAGAAGTGAGTGATGTGTTAGACGAATTTGAGTCTTGCCATTTGGGATCTACGGTTGTGTACGCGGATAGGGCGAGTACTGATCGTATAAACAATTCTGGTGTAGTTACAGATCCTGCTTTTGAGCGTGTTGTTGGATATTATGAGGGAGGTTCTTTAGCGTGCACAAGGGATACTTATTGGAAAATAGGCGGATTTAACGAGGACTTTTGGGGTTACGGGTGTGAGGATTGTGATTTTTACGAAAGAATGTCTGGAGGATCAAAATATCTAGATAATCGAACATATAATCTTTTGCATCTTTATCACGGTAGATCTGATGGGTGGTTTAAACATCATGATACCAACAAAGCGATACATGACAAGCTAAAAGAGCTAACAATACGTCAAAGAATTGAGTTGCAGATCTCCCAAGTAACAGGAATGGTGAACTGTTGAAGATCTTAATGAATAAAAGAGTGGGCGGTGCATGGGGTTACATAACAGATTCTCTCATGAGTGCCTTTGCCGATAAGGGGCACGAGATACAGAGATATACTGGCGACCTGGCACAGTGGTCAAGTTTTGACCCAGACGTGTACATTGGATGTTCTGGGCATAAAGAACCTATACCAGATGTTAGAAGGGCTAAAGTAGCCATACATGTTAATCCATACGGGCCTATTGACATAGGAAATATCAATGAAAGTGATGCTGACAAAGAATGGGTGGTCAATAACAAAGCTGATTTAGTGTTTGGGTATGGTTCTAAAAATGATGCTATTATTTGGTCGTATTGGGTATCGGTATTCCGTATACCTTGGGTACCGATGCCTGTTGCTGGTGATAGGTTGCAGTATCATGACCTGGGTCTATGGCGACATAATGATATAGTCTACCTTGGTGGTAGATGGCCTTATAAAGCTAAAACGATAGACGAGTACCTTATGCCGGTCCTTGATTCGTATCAATGCTCCATTAGAGGTTGGGGAGAATGGCCTTCTAAGTACAAAGTGGAAAGACTTCCCGAAGATGAACCAAACAGTTTTTTAAACACTGGTAAGATTGGTCCTTGTATATCGGAAGCACACACTCACCAATATGGGTTCGACATCCCTGAGAGAGCCTTCAAATTAGCATTATCAGGAGTGCTCGCAATACATGATCCGGTGCCAAGTATTAAAGCCATGATCCCATCGATGGTGGTGGCTAGAGACGCTCAAGATTATAAAAACTTAGTAGGGCGTTATTTGAGTAATCCAGATCTTGCAAAAGATGTAGCCCGAAAGCAGAAAGAAGAAGTGTTGAATAATCATACTTATCACCACAGGTGTGCCACTTTATTGCGTGGTCTTGGGTATCATCAAGAAGCTGATGGAATGATCAATTGAATAAGAGCATTAAGTATTCGGTGGTCTGCTGTATAAGTGACAGAGAGATTTTTAATGATTGTCTTCTGAAGTCAATAAAGAAGCTAAAAAGACTAGACATAGAATATGTGCCATTATTCAATTATAATGGAATTTATAATGCCAGCCAGGCTCTAAACGCTGGTAGAGAGGTGGCTAGAGGAGAATACATCATTTACGCCCACCAAGACACTGCGTTGCTGCCAGGAAGCTTAGATAAATTAGACAAATTATTCACAAAGGACATTAAAATCATTGGTGCTGCTGGGATTGACCTAAAATATGGTTCTCTTGATATAGGCAGCTGGGGTGGCAAGACACAAATAAATCAGAAATTAGCTGTCGGCACTGTTTATAATGATGATAACGAGTTTACTGATAAGACACCATATTGGAATGGGGTTAAAGAGGCGACGCCAGTACACTGCATAGACGAATGCTTTTTTGCTGTATCAAAAGATATCAAATTGAAGTTCGATGAGTCTTTAAATGGATTTCATTTTTATGGTATCGACTATAGTCTGCAGGCTAGAAAGGCTGGGTATGTGGTTTATTCTGCAGACATCCCAATTATACATTACGGTAAGTATTCAACTAGCATGGGAAAGAATAATAATTATTGGAAGTTATTAAGATATTTGTATACAAAATGGAACGCAGCATTTCCAGAGCTACTTACCACGCACATGAATTGGAACCTATTTGGTGAGGTATCTAGTCAAATAGGGTTCAGGCTAAAATCGAACGATGGAATAGAAGTGCAAGTTTTAGGTGTGAAATATTCAGGGCTAATATCGAAATGATAAAACTCATAAGATTCTCAGATTCGGAAGGGTTTCGAGAAATCGAGCAACACGACGATGTAGAAGATATAAAAATATCTAATGACTTTAATATGAATGCTGATTACATAGCCAAGTCAGATTTTTACCCAACATATTCAGCATGGAGCTCTGTGATAGGCAACGCAAGCGTTATTCTTACTGTTTGGGAACACGCCGATCAGTTAATTGGAAATAATCATGTGGCATTTTTGAATGGCCGGTCAGTGATGCAGAGGAGTGCCAACGAGACATGGGGTCCGCTTTTGAATGCTATAGATGAGGACACGTCACTTGGTATCGCATCATGCTTTAGTGGTTCTAATAACGACTTGATTCTGGCGGATGATTTTTGCTATTTTGACGTGTACTCCGATAATGCTTTTGATGTTAATACCCATATTTGGGACATGATTCGGAAATATGATGCCGAAGCATACAATTTCGCTATTGAATCTAAGCCTAGGATGATTATTGATTGTCAATTTATGTGCACTAGGCAGGTCTTAGATGTTTTAGGATATAAGCTGCTGCTAGTGGTAGAGAAGATGAGGGTGCGAGACACTGGTATGTGGACGGAAAAATTTGTAGAGAGGTTACTAGGAATTTATTTGGCCCAGCTGACTGTGTCTGTTTACACTACTGCTTTTTGGTCTGATTCTAATGATTTTGCAGTGAAACCAAGCAGGTTTTTAAATGTGAAGCCAAAGGTGATCACAATGAATAGCAAAAAATTGTGAATGCTGCTTGTGCTGATTCGAAAAATGTTGGTTCTAGATCATCGAAAGATTCTATGCCTGGATTGTATTTCTTATTGATGGTAAAACTTATGGTTTTATTTTTGAGGTTCAGCTCGCATGGGTCTATTCTAGCGTCCCCACCATATTCACAGTCTATAGATTGCTTTCTTCTGGCTACTAGGTACATTTTGACGTTAATGTCCAGTATGTCTTGCGATATTGACTCTAAAAAGTCTGTCGAGACTCGTCTTTTTAGTGTGATTGTTTGACTTTCTTCCATTTTTCTCGCCCTTAAGTGATGTATTTTAATTACATGTCGTAGTAACACTTAATGGAGGTTCAAGTATGAACGAGAGCTGCGTTTGTTTAACGATCGAGACGACCAAAGATTTTGTCAGCTTTTCCATCATTTTAAAACACGAAGATGTTTTGGCTGTTGGCGATAAACTTCGATTTTCGGATGATTGTGAATCTTTCATCGCGCGTAGGACATTTGATTTCAGATCTAAATTATCGATAGTATATGAGTGTGAGCCAATAGTGTGTCTTGAGGACTATGATTTATACAAGAATCTTGAGATATTCAGATCTAGGTATGAGTTTCATGGTAACTTTAATACTAACAGGCCCGATCCAGTTTGTACTTATAAATTATACCGGATTTATCGTAGTTTTATGAATGAAGAGGAGTCTTTTATTTACGAGGTGTTCGACGATGCTCGTCGTAAATCATTAATTGATTTTGGTAAGGTACTCGGTTTTGATATTGTGGGGTTGCCTGATAGGGTACAAGAGTTAGATATGCTCTATCTGTTTATGAAATGCAATAACCATGCTTATATAGATTTCGAAGGTATTAATATTGATGATCTCAGAGACATTTTTAAAAGTCTTTAACGATATTGACGCCTGGTATTGACTGCCTTATTGATTGTGAGGTAGAATCGCTGCTTTTAGAAATGTCCAGTAAGGTTTTTTTTAATGTGCTGCTCCGCATGTTATCTGCTGATGATAACGCTGCAATGTATCCTTGAGGACCTAGACCTTTTTTGAGTCTTTTATTTTCTGAGGGGCTTAGATTCAAGTTCTTTAAAGCTGTGTCTTTTAGTTGCTCTTTAGGTATGCTGTATAGTGATGATATGATTATGGCTGGTGGTGTTGTCAGTATGGTTTTCAGTTGGCTTATTGCGGTTTGTTTTTCTGTCTGGTCTAGTTTCTTGTCTTTTTCTAGGTTATTGATCGTGTCAGTGACTATCCATGAATTTTGTTTCCAAGTGCTGACGTCCGGATCACTGAATATTTTCTCTATTGATTTTATTGCTTTTTGGTTTTTATATTTCTTTATGTAGGTTTTTAATTTGCCTATGGCTTCGCTTTGGTGTTTGATTATATGGGCATCTTTAGCTTCAGATATTTGTATTAGTTTCATGTGTTTTTTCCTAGTATTATATTTTCAGTGAGACCATTTGATTGATGTTTCACGACATTTTAGGAGAATCCCATGAAGAGTTTCGCTGCATTGTTGCTGTTGGCTGGATCTTCGACTGCTGTCGCTGGTGAATGCTGTCCTCAGTATTCCGTTGCGTATGTCGAAGAGACTGTGGTGGTTAAGAAGCCTGTTTTGATCAAGCGGGTTCCTATCACTGAGGTTCGTGAGAAGCAGGTCACTGTGAAGGAGACTGTTGTAGTTGGTTATAAGGAAGAGGTCGTTGAGGCCGTTCCTCATAAGGCTAAGCGTAATCTTCTTGACGGGTTGTTCAAGAAGAAGGTTCGCGTTGGCTGTGCTTCCTGCGATTGAGCAAACATATCTGATACTTTGATTGTTCAAGGCTCAGGTTTTTAGGAACCTGGGCCTTATTTTTATTATGCAAAAATAAATTGACTGTTGGGTACAAACTAACGGAGGCTTATCATGTCCGCACAACCATTAAACACCAGCATTTCGGTCTTTCGTACGCTAAGAACTCGCCGTAACATTTCTCGTTACGACTCCGTAGCGGCCATCATTAAGAACCTGCGTCCGTTGGTTCTTGTGGTTCCTGGCTCGGAAATTACGGCAGGTGTCTTGACGCGCGACACAGCTACTATGGATTTTAGCCCATACATGGGTCAGGCTGCAGCTGGTAGCAGCCGTGGATTTCCAATCGTGGTCGGTACGTTCAAGCAGCTGAGCTTGACTGCTGGCATCGAAAACATGACGGGCGAAGACTTCGCTTTCCAAATCGGTAGCGACAGATTCCTCAAGAACACTTCTGCCACCGTTCTGGCGAATGATCTGTTCAAAGATGCCAAGACAGCTCTGACTGCCTACGCTGACGTCGACTAATCAAACAGAAGGGGCACATTTGTGCCCCTTCTTGTTTTTTTGATATGCCTAAAGGAGGATTGAATGGCCGCGAATATTGGTATAGTCAGGATCACGAATACAGGCGCATCACAAGTAACAGCCGAGATTAGCGGTGGCAATACGGTTGCTAACGCTGACGATAACCATTACTCTGTGGCGACCACAAGTAGTAATCCGGTTCGTATTCCCGCAGCTGGTACTAATTACAGCTACTGGGTTTCAACTCGCCTTATAGCTTACACCAATCCCGCAGGTACTATCAATAACATTCGATGGTACACAAACGGGGCCAATAACTTTGGTACTGGTGTGGCCGCTATCATGAATCAAGCTACAACATATCACCAAGCCGGTGGTACAGTGGGAACAAGCGGTACTCAATTGACGATAGGCAATCACACTGCATTGCTGGCCGCTCCTGTTGACCCATTTGGATACAGCGTTGCTGGCGCGCCATCATTTCCAGTGACTGGATCAATCACGTTTGGCTCTGCTACTCCAGCACAGTTTGGAAATTATGTCGTTTATCAGCTGAGTGTTGGTACGACTGCTCAACCTGGCGCAACTGGATCTGCGACTTTTACATGGCTCTACGACGAAACTTGAAAATCTGAGGATTAGCAATGGCACGTACGATTCGCAAAGGTGATAGGATGTGGCTTGTAGGTCAAGGCACACCAACGCCGGTTCAGGCGACGGTCGTAGTTCTCACTAGCAGTGCTGCGAAACAAGTTGGTATCGAATTTGACACGCCAGTTGGTGTGCATAGTTGCGATGGACATGGTAAACAAGGTTATTGTCTATGGGTCTGTTCTTGGGATGTGATGACAGACGAAGAATATGCCTCTAAAGTGGCGGCTGATAGTGCTCTTGACTCAATAAACAGCCACGATTATCTCGACGAATATACGTTCTGACAAATGGCTCCGCCAGAAATGGCGGAGCTTTTTTTTATAAGAGGTAAAGATGCGACTAGTATGGCTTGCGAGATACGCAGACGGGCAATATATGACACAAATGGGCGGTACCCCGCTCGAGAAGCTGTCCAGACATAATCTAACAGAGATATCATTGTTAGCCTCATCCACCAAAAAAATACTAACAATTAAGCTAAAACCAGGGCAGATCGTCTTCTATAGGCGCAGAGTTGCAATGCAATTAGGTGCTGAGCCTCAAATAGTGCATTGTATAGGTTATAAATTCAAGACGCATGATTCTGGAATAGTGGCTTATGTGAAGGAAGCTGACTGGCACGTAGAATTTGATGATTTTAAGCTGCCTTCAGATGTCGTAGAGGTTATTCCAGAAGAATTAGTAGAAGTGACCTGGGATTAAATATACAGACGGAGGAAATGAAAGATGAAGTGGACTCCGTTTACTGCACATATCAGCGTCACACCGATCCAAGGCAAGAGATTTGTACACATAAGGTCGCTGCAAAAACTTGCCGTCGAATTTTATGATGCTTTAAGCCAAGAAAATGATTTGAATATATCAGCTCCTGGCGGTGGACAATACGATAGCACTACAGGTTTTAATAACTCTGCGATGAGCCAAATGGCATTTGGGTCAGCTATAAAGCCACAATTCGGTGATTACCCGGCTCAACTGATGATAACAGGATTTTATCATTCATCATCTGAAAACTTGACAACAAATGACGAGATTAACATCTTTAGCGCTAACCAAGGTAACTTAGGTTCGCTATTTGCACCGCATGTTAATGTTCCAAAGTCTTATATAAATGCAGAAGTCAAGACGTTAAAGACCCTACTTGACAGTGTTATAGCATCACCAAACCTTCCATTATACGCCAACGCGAAGGTTCACAGGCTGGATTATAGTGGAATAATCTTTGGGAACAGAGGTTTTCACTTCCCAATATAAAGAATAAAAGGCTAAAGATATGAAAACTTACACACAAGAATATGAAGAACTAATAGAAGAAACGAAGCTGTGTAAACGCGGTAAAGAAGCCGCTAAAAGAAAATACAAGAAATACCCAAGTGCCTACGCTAATGGCTATGCAGTTCAGGTATGCAAGGGCACACAACCCGATTCCAAAGGCAAGAAGCAGGCCAGTTGGAATGAAGATCTTAGCACATGGTTTAATGAGAAATGGGTAGACATTGGTGCAAAGAAAGATGGCAAGCACCCTGAATGTGGTAGGTCAGATGCCGATAATCCAGACAGGAAATATCCGAAATGCGTGCCATCTGCAAAGGCCGCAGATATGACTGATAAAGAAAAAGCAAGTGCGACTAAAAGGAAAAGAAGTGGTGGGCAGGGAAAAGGTAAGGCTCCTAAGAACGTTAAAACATGATAGCTAAGATCGATTTATGAATTCTTGTGTGGCTATGGTTCTCTAAAATACGCCAGCCAATCTCTATATTATCTTAGGTATGTGTACTCAAATAATAAAAAAGGAGAAAATCATGGCGATTATAGGGCCTCAAGACTTACCTTCTGTCTTAAAATTAAACAGCGACCCGTGTAAGAAATACGTGTTATCTAAACTTGGTTACCCAAATGTTGCCGTTGAAATTCAAGAAGATCAATGGGAAACTATCTTTAAAGTGGCCGGTGACTTTATCGCGGGATACTTTCCACGCGAGCAGAAGCTAGCTATGTTTTATACAACGCCTTTGAAAAATACGTATCCAATGCCTGCAGATGCATATTGGATTCAGTCTTGTAATTGGGACCCACTCACGACTAGAATAGATGACGTATTCGGAGCGGAGTCGTTTCTTTTCAATATAGGAAATATATCTGGCATCCAAAACATACTTGTCGATTACCATCTTCTTGCCGCTTATAGAAAGTTTTCCCAAAAGGTGCTTGGCACTGAGGGTCACTGGGAGGTGATTAATGAAGGGACAGGCACTGGGACCGGCGATAGCCTTTCTTCAAAGGATCAAAAGATCAGGCTATACCCGACTCCAAAGGGTGCTTTTCCGGTTGTTGTTCAATATATTCCAGTTGTAACTCATTTTAGGTCTCCGCAGGCAAGATACCTCACTTATGAAATGATGACAGCAGAGGCCAGAATCGCTCTCGGGGCTGGTCGCCGTAAAATCAATGGCATGCCGACACCAGATGGTGGGAGCATCAGTTATGACGGTGGAGAGTTGGTTACCGAAGGCGAAGAAAAGAAAAAAGAAATCATCAATGAAGCTATTCTCTTAGGTGAACCACTAGGCGTTCATACGTGGTAAGGAGCCTGAGATGTCTAGAGTTTTTGAATCACACCAAATCGAAATATTGCCCGGCAATCGTCTGATTGTGCCAGGGTGTGAGCCTACTTCATATGTCTCAAGCAGGACATTATCGTATGCTTATGCCAATGAATTAAAATGCGGTAGCGGTTACGTGGTATTAAAGGACGCTCTTGCAGGGATACCTGGATCTTATGTCAAGTATGGTGTAGACTGGGGCAGGGGTGGTTGGAGAACTCGGTTTTTTGTGTTCCCGGAGCAATCTAGAGATTGTCCTTGTAATAATCTTATTGATTATTACGCGATTCTGCGAAGTTTGGCTGTAGAAGATCAGACTGTGACTGAGAGTTTTGATTATTGTAAAATGAATGATACAGGTTTTTGCCCTTCTCCTGATTTTAAAGACATACCGAGTCCAGAGCCAAGCCCATATGTGACTGACGCACAAGCTGGTTTACTTCTCGGTGGTATATTGCCCCCCATCCCTCCTTGGCAGATTAAATCGTAATTTAAAGATACTCCAGAGGGAGTAACTCATGTCTATTTATCAGTTTGGATCTGACATGCTTGGGTCACAGGGCTCGTTTGACGAGGCCGCTCCTGACTTTAGATCGGACACAGAAAAACAGAATTCGTCTCTATCGATTTTTAATTCTGAAGCTCCTGAGATAAAGACAGCTAGAACCTTAGCCGATGAGATGATAAACATCAGTGGCGCAGAAGTGAAGGTATTCGTCCGCACTGATAACACTGATTATGATGTGGTGTGGGATGAAGACGCTGATCCCACCTATTGGACTTCTGAGCTGCTCAAAGCGTTTTTTAAACCCTCTCCTATCGAGACAGAACTGAAGAAATGGGGCGCTGATTCTGTTAATAAAGCAGAAGTCGTATTTAGCCATCGACAGATATATGGGCTCTTTGGTGATAGGATGCTGCGTACCGGTGATGTGATACAGTTGCCATTTAATGCGGCTATGCAGGATAGATCACCGAGCAATTATAGGGTCATAAACGCTTCTCCCTCAGGGAATTTCCGCTATACTTGGATTTATTTTACCTGTAATGTAGAGACGTTGAATGCTGATATTGCTGTGAGGCCCGCTGAACTTCCCCCGATAGCTGAAGAGATTCAGGTTCATGCTAATGGAGCTTATCGTGAATCAATCTAATTCTAATATCAAGAAAGCATTGGCTATCGCCAGCCACAGGCTAATTAACAAGCTTGCGACGAATATTTCTGCTGATTTTAAGGATTTGGGCTACTCTCCGAAGTTCGAGAAGTCTCCTAGCAGTGTGAGCGATAGTGTTCTGAATTTGGAAGCCAAGGTGGTTGGTAATGCTCAGGTTTTCACTAAGGAAGAACGTGATAGGCTAAGTGAATCTACTTTGGCTTATCTAAAAACTCTTCGTGACCCTAATGTAGTGATTGGAAAGCTGTCTTAACATGGGGACATATAATTTCAATTCTGACTTTACGATCAAGTCGCCAGAAGCGACTAGAGATTTGCCGTTGGGGTTGTCTGAGATTCCTTCTGTAAGACAATCAAGTCATTCTGAGGGTGGTAGAACAGGCATTGGTGGAAAGGATTTAGAGACATATCCTTATCATCTCGAAGAGTTCTTGATGCCTGGGTTCAGATCTTTAGATGATGCTATTAAACAATATTTTTCTGGTATTAGGGTTCCGACTAAAGACAGTTACAGGTTTATGCGTGTAAAGATATCGGGTGGCGATAAAAGCATTTTGATCTGGGCTGATGATTTAAACGAGGGTCGGGTCAGATTGCCTTTGGCTGCTATTACTCGTGAGAGCTTTGAGTTTAATCAAGACAAGTTCAGTCCTGCTTATCATTCTATGAGTTTTAGGTATATGAATAAGGCTGGTACTCTTGCTGCTAAGTATTACCGACCTGTACCTTTTCTAGTGAAATATTCTATGATAGTTTGGACTGAGTTTAAGCGTGATGCTGAGTATGTGAGTTATCAGATTGCTACTAGGTTCAATCCTATTGCTGAATTCAGGATGTTTGATGCTCATTTAGCTGGTAATGTGCAGTTGCGGTTTGAGGGTGGCTCTGATGCTAGTGATAAGGAGACTGGGTTTGATCAGCAGGCTAATGTAAGGTATGAGTTTTCTTTTACCGCTGAAGCTTGGTTGCCTCTACCACCGAAGTTGGTACCTACAGTATTGGGAACTGTTGGTGTTATAGGTGAGAGATCTGGTGATACTCTTGCTCCGTCATCACAGTACAATGCTACTATTTGGTCAGAACCTTTGAACTGAGGCACGTATGGCTATTTCCGAAGAGATTAGAGTTTACAATTGTAGCCGCCAGATGATTTCTCTGCAAGTTAGACCTCCAGGTACTGAGTTCTATACTAATGAGAACCAGGTGAGGTTAGCGCCAGGCAAAGATGCTTTGTTACCTAAAGACCATCTCATGATGGATCAGATCGAGAACTTGTGTAAGCGTGGATTTCTTAAGGTGGTCTTTGATAGCAATTCGCAGGCATGATGATTTAAGGTGCTGCCGAAGGCTACGCAAAGATACATCAGATCGCCTATGAGACTGATGGAGTACGCACAATGGCAGTATATTTAAGTCCGGGTGTTTTTCCGAGAGAGATAGACCTTAGTGTCTTGCCAGCTGCTGTAGGCCCCCTACGCCCAGCTTTTGTTGGCACCGCTCAACGCGGTCCTCTTAATACACCAACATACATCACAACAGCGCAACAGGCTCTCGACACGTTCGGTGAGCCTTTTGTTGAAAGCTATCTGATGTATGCAGTGCTTGCTTACCTTGAAGAAGGTAATCAATGCTACGTGGTTCGCGTCGGTGTTGAATACGAGGAAGGTCTCGACGAAGCTTTAAGCTCCGTCGCTATCTCCGCAGACGGCTCTAAAGAGTTCGGCTGGGGCAGACTCGGATTATTCACAGGCATTGACTACGGAAGAATTAACCTACGACCGGTGACAGCCGAAAACCCACTGGTTTTTCACAACGCTTACGTCACCAGCGAAACCGGCTTAAACCAAGCCGATTACAAAGACGCTGTATTCAGCCTCACAGATGGTGCGACTGACGCTGAATTAAACATCAGCGGTACGTTCACAGGAGCTGAAGAAGACTCTTACCTGCTTGTGATAACAGGTGCACCTACCAGTGTCACGCCAGGACTCCAAATTGAAGGTGCCACATATTCCATCTATAACAAAGCTGGTCTCGTCACTGAAGGCACGTTCACAGAATTGACTGCAAGCGGTATTTCTGGCCAATTCACGATTGGTGCGGGTCTAACTGGTGTTGTCACTCTTAATTCAGGTGTGCTGGACGTAAATGACACGTTTACGTTTTATGCATATCCTAATAACAGGCGGTTTACAATATCGGTCGAGGGTGTGAATTCACACGAATACACCATCCCAACGCCAATAGCCGCTACTGCGACCACACCCAGCACAGCCAAATTCGAGACAGTAGCTGGTTTTGTGACTGTGTTGAGTGCTTTGGTAAAAGACAATTCATTTGTCGCAGATTTCGACTTCGTTGTAAATCAGATATTGATCGGCGACGTGTTGACCGAAATACCTTCCTTGGTCACTGATCAGGGTGGGCAATGGATTCAAGTCGTTGGTACGGCTGGCTTTGCTCTTGAAGTAGGCACTCAACAATATGCCTATGACATCCCAAGAGCTCACCTTCTGGCGACCGATAACGGTCCTTATAATATCACCAATGCTAACAATCGCGTTAAGATCAATGTTGTAGGCAAAATCGCTACCACATCGGTCACTTTTAACGTTCCCTTGGGATCAGGCGTTAACGCTGTTCCTACTGATAGCCTTGTTGCTGCTATAAACGCTGCTGGTGTTGTGCCGGGCGGCACGGTTTTCAATGCTCTTAAATTGACAGCACCTGGTGGACGTGAGTACACTCTCATCCTAACCACTGTTGATAATGATCAAGACGCGTTGGTGATGCTTGCTAATTACAGCAATGTAAAGACCCTGAAATTCGCGCAGACTCTTGGTATAGCATACCCTTATGAAGGCCATTTCCGTGGCTTCATCGATGTAAGAACGAGTTTGCCTCCCGGCAGCTCGACAGATGCAGGTGTGCCTGCTGATAATGCAGATGCTGATTACTATGCCAACATTGTTGGGTACTTTGTAGCGACTAGCCCGGGAACATGGGTCGACCAGTATAAGTTGGACGTTAGTCTCTTCACTAGTGCTGTTGGTGATTCTGCTAACCGTTACGTTGTGTCCGTAATAGACAAAAACGGTATTGCGGTAGAGGTTTTTAGGGATGTGGTGTTTGATAAGACCGCTGACAATTACGTGGGCAACTACCTGAACCCAGGTACCAAGTACGGCGGAACTCAGGGTGCAAAGACAATCAATTGGGAAGAGCGCCCTGCTTATATCCGCAATGATCCAACGATGACGGATTATGAAGTTCGTAATCCTAGCACGTTGAATAAAGCTCCTTTCGCGGGTCAGCAGAACGGTATTCCAATTGACCCAGCTTATTCTGGTGCTGTTGATGCCGCTGTGATCGGAAACGCTGCACAGGCAAGTGGTTTGTATGGTCTCCAAAATAAGGAAACCTACGACATTAACCTGTTGCTTACCCCTGGGTTTTCATCCGGTGCTGTGATCGCGACTGGTCTTTCGATCTGCGAAGCTAGAGGTGATGTTCTTTACATCATTGATCCACCGTTCGGTCTGAGACCACAGCAAGTGGTTGATTGGCATAACGGCATGCTTTTCTCGGATCTTGCTAGCGCCATTAATAGCAGCTATGGAGCTCTTTACTGGGGTTGGGTCAAGTACTATGATCAGTTTAATGTTAATGAAGTGTACATTCCACCTAGCGGTCACGTTGCAGCTGTTTTCAGCCGTACATCTCGTACTACTGAACAGTGGTTTGCTCCAGCTGGCCTAACTCGTGGTCGTGTTCTGACGGCTCTTGAAGTCGAGTACACACCAACCCAGGGCGAAAATGAACTGCTGTATGGTTCTGGTAATTCGGTTAATCCGCTTATCAAGTTCCCTCAGGATGGTATTGTGGTTTGGGGTCAGAGAACGTTGCAGAGAGTTGACACATCTTTATCGCGTGTCAATGTCAGGATGCTTCTGATTTATATCAAGAAGGTCCTTACTCAGACTCTGCGATCGTTCATTTTTGAACCGAATGACAAGGCTCTTTGGGATCAGGTCGTCACGACTGTTAATCCTTTCCTTGGTGATATTCAGAGCCGCCGTGGTTTAACAGCCTTTAAGGTTGTTTGCGATGCTTCGAATAATACTCCTGAAAGAATTGATAGGAACGAGCTTTGGGTGTCGGTCTTCATCAAGCCCACTCGTGCTGTTGAATTCATAGTGTTAAACATAGCTGTGATTAACACTGGTGCTAACTTCTCATCAGAAGCTGTTCTCGCCGCTGGTGGCGTTGCTACCGCAGCTGGTGCCTAAAAAAATCTTCCGGATGCCCCTTAGGACCTCTTGTTCTAAGGGGCATTTTAGTATAACAAGTCAAATATCAAGTAAACCTTTCTAGGAGTACTAACATGCCAGGTTTTAACGTAACCGGTGCTGGTGGAGATGGGCGTGGTCCAACTAACACGCTTGAGGTCAGAAGGAAACACCGCTGGGTGTTTGCTACTCTCGGTCGTGGTAGTGGAGCTTGGAGGCCAGAAGAGCTTTTGAACTTGCAATCAGCCGCAAGGCCCTCATTCAAGTTTACTTCCGCTGATAAGCACCACAACCAAGAAGTCGTCTACTACGCTGGTAAGCAAGAATGGGAACCTGTCACGCTGACATGGTATGACGCCGAACAAGCACCAGACATCTCAGCCGGTCTTTACCAATGGCTTAACACAGTCTGCGATTTAGGATCGATTAATGTCGCAGTTCCTTCTCAATATAAGAGAGAAGGCAAATTGACTATGTTAAACGGCCAGGGTGGCGTTTCTGAAGCATGGACAATGTATGGTACATGGCCAGAAACGATTAACTGGCAGGAGCTAGATTATAGCGCCAATGAATTGATGACATGCCAAGCGACGATGAAGTACGATAGAGCACTGCGTACAGCTAGCTAATAATGAAGTGAGGGGAGCAGAGATGCTCCCCATTTCTATATGAGAGAAGATCATGCCAGGATTCAATGTTAACGGCAGCGGCACCGGGCCTAGTAATACGATTGAAGTCGGTAGAAAGCATAGATTTAGTGTATCTATGTCATTTGCAGACACTGACATGAATCTTAATATCAAGAGCATTACTTTACCGTCCATTGAATATGACGAGATGATTGCCCACAATGGTGCTGACTATATATCTCTACCTGGTAAACATAAGTATAAGCCTATTGATGTGGTATTTTACGAGGTACTCTCTGCTTCTAATGACAGCCTGGTTAACAGACTGATATTTGGAAAATTACCAAATGTTTTTGGCGGAAAGATTGGCAGCAAATTCAAGGATAATGGCAACTCTGGTTACGGATTTATCACTATTATAGAGCGGGAAGATGGTGCTGGTTTGCCATATTTGAAGTACACATTATTTGAATGTTCGATCGCATCATACGATCCTGGTGACTTATCATATGCTGATAATGAATTATCAGAAGTCAAAATGTCCGTAAGATATAACAGATTCACACAGGAAAAGTAAAATGGCAGGATTTAATGTTGTAGGAACCAAATTTAATGGATTTGGTGATAACGAAGCCCTGTCACTTGCCACGTTTATGCCAACCTTCACTTGGGAGGTGGCAACGTTGTTTGGATCAAACGCGGCGAAAGGCACAGCTTTAGTCTATGCAAAGGATGTTTCGCTGCCGAGTATTACATTTGAAAAAGAAGAATATACTGGTGCCAGTTTAAAATATAAATTCGCAAGTGGCGCTGTCTACGATGATATTAGATTAACTTTTTACGACACTGATTATTTATTACCATATCTAATAAGATGGCGTAAATCCGTCTGGGAGGAAACTGGTCTAAAGACGGCGAGCAATTATAAAAAAGAATCAGTGATAAAGGTTTACGATCAGACTGGCCAGATTCAGCAGACCTTTAAATTGATAGGGAGTTGGCTTTCAGTTATTAAGCACGGAGATCTAACGTATACCAGTTCTGATTTAAAATTTGTAGATCTCACTATAACATATGATTGGGCCGAAGAAATTGACCCAAATCCTCTATAAGACTAAAGTATAAACGCAGACTCACTATACGTAGATAAGGCAGCCTTTTAGGAGCATTATATGTCAGAAAACATCTCGTTGGACGGTAGTGAAGATCAACCACAAGTCAATCAAGTTGACAACGATTTCAGTGCGCACTATGGTAAAGTAGTACCAAGTGATATAACAAATAACGCCTCGATCTTAGATGCCATTTTAAATGCGCCTCAAGAGCAATTGATCCCATGGGAAGAATGCTCCCTTCCCAGCAAAGGACTGTACTACGGTTGGCCTGACGGTGTAGTCCAAGTGAAAGCAATGGGACAGACAGCAGAAAAAGTCCTAGCCACACAAAGGCTCGCCGCGACAGGACAATCTATCGACTACCTATTTAAAGAATGCTGCAGATTCCCAGATGGCTTCGACCCAGTTGACCTACTGCTTGGTGATAGAGTTTACCTGCTATACTTCCTGCGAGGTATCACTTACGGAAATCTTTACGAATTTTCTGTGACTTGCCCAGATGCTAATTGTGCAGTGATGAGCATGCACACGTATGACCTTAATGAACTCAACTCGACAGTCATCCCAGCAGATCCAGACCTAGGTCCAGAACCGTTCAAGATTCATCTGCCCTATATGTCTAACATGACTGGTGCCGATGTATGGGTCGAAATACGATATCTGCGAGCTGGTGATGCTAACGCGATTCTCAGTAAGCGAAAGAATACTAAGTCCATCGCTAAGTCGACCAAACGAAATCCATTCGATCGAAAGAATAAGGTCGAAGAACTTGATGAGGCAGTCACAGAGAATCTAGAAAAGGTTATTGTTAGTGTTCTGGGGAGCACCGACACTTTCAAAATCAAGGCTTTCGTACAACGTCTGCATGCCCAGGATACGTCTGCGATTCGTGAATGGATGAAAGACAATACACCTGGCATTGACAGCAGTATCCAGATAGAATGCCCGAGCTGTAATCAGGAGTTCTCAATCGAACTTCCGATTACAGACACATTTTTTCGCCCATCAAAGTCCTGAGCAATATGACAGGCAATACGAGCACCTGATGGAACAACAGTTCCAGCTCAAGTATTATGGACATCTGTCGCTATTTGAACAAGATCAGATGATTTCTGAAGATAGAGCATGGATGCTCAATCGTATCCATAAAGAGCTGAAAGACAAAGCTGAAGCTGAGAAGAAGCAGATGCGATAAGACAAATATATCACGGAGGATATTATGAGCTGTAACGATTTAACTAACGCCAACCCACGCATTTCCGCAAGGAAAGGCAAGGTCGTAGACTTAAATATAGACTTCATCAATAATGGCGTATTAACAGACCCATACGCAGTAAGAAAAGTAGAAATATATCAAGGCCAAGTCGCGCCACACAACTTAGTGGCAACTATACCAATAGTAGACCCAGAAGAAAACCAATATCCAGCACCATTGTGCCAAGAAACGCTAGGCACGACAGTTGTTGCTGGCAGATATCACCTACCATTCAGTATCCCAACTGACTTTGTAGCACCAGAAATATATTATGATGTATGGTCTTATTATCCAATTATACCTTGTACAGACGGTACGGTAACGTCGGCTTGCGATCTAAATGACCCTGCCCTCACACCACAGATACTCACAGAATGCCACCGGTTTTGGGTATACCCAGATGACTGGTTCTCTGCAGATAAGTTACAGACGATTAGGTTCGGGTTCGAACCTCTTGACCAGAGATTTTACGTTCCAGAGCAAAGACCATTGGAAGTCGGTCTCATGCCTTTGCCGCTTTATGATTATAACTTTAACCTTGTAAATCCGATGATACCTTATCTCAAACCAACGATAAGCATATCCACAAGATTCTGTGAACAGCTGGTAGTAGACGAGCCCTGTAGAATTGGTTTACGACAAGGTGCATACAGGTCTAACCCTTATGTTGTAGTGTACGATTTGGACACTTCGACTCTCCTAAAGGGGACATATCTGTACAACATTAAATTGAATCTTCCAGACGGGTCTTCGAGAGTGAGCAGGAAATTCACCTTTACCGTCTCCTAAGTATTTGAAAGCTATGTCTAAGATAACAATACCACCAAAGAAAATAGTTGCTTATATAAAGAAAAAATTCGAATATAGAGAACGTCGCCAAGGTGAAGAATTCATAATATGCAACCCGCTAAATGGCGATACAGGCTACCATTTTAACATAAACCCCGAAAAAGGCGTATGCCACGACTGGCGAGACGACAGTTGGGCTGGTAAACCGAACCCAAAAACAGGTAAGAGATCCTGCAATATTATAAGATTCGTTAGCCTATATGAAAAATGCTCCACTGCTGAAGCCATAAAAATTCTTCTAGACGGGGCAGAAGCAGAATACACGGATAATAAGAAAGAATTCACAGAATATGAGCTGACACTACCAGAAAATAAAAAGCTCGTCGATTATCAAGATGAAGAACTTGCCCAGATGCTAATAAAATGGCTAGGCCGAAGATCCTACACTATAGATGATATCGATAAAAACGATCTACGATTTTTAGGAACCGAAGTGATATGGCCATATTACGAGTTTGAGACTGTAGTGTACTGGCAAAGCCGATCGTACCTGAATAAAAGATTTTCTTTCCCTAATCCGAATATTGTGAATAGTAAAGGCGAGACGATTGGAAAGGTTTCAGCATCCAAAGGCCAGTTCTTATATGGTTTTGATGATATAGAAATGAACGGCTATGTAATCATCACTGAGGCTATTTTCGACAAGCACACTCTGGGAGAACAGACTTTGGCGTCCGGAGGGGCTGCGTTAACGCCAGACCAGCTAATCAAGATAAGAATATTAAATCCCAAGAAAGGTATTATCCTAGCCCCAGACAGCGATGCGGCTGGCATAAAAAGCATTATCCAGAATTATCATCTATTGGCGAGCTTGAATTTTCCGATTTTTTATTCGATTCCTCCAACAAACGAAGCCGATAAGACAGATTGGAATGAGCTTTACGAGAAGTATGGTCACACCAAATCTCAGATCAGAAGCATGTTCGAAAAGAATATTAAAAAGATCAGCATTACTGAGATCATTAAATTATCTGAGTTGATATCTTCCAAGAAGCGTATAAGAAGCTAGGTCTAATTCTCTATATGCTTGCTTGTAAGCTATTGG